AGGTTTTGTTTCTCTCATTCGTGGTTACAACCTTGTACAAAAGCGTAATGAAAGAAACAAACAACTAACAGATTATTACAAAGAAGAAAAGACATCTCCATACATGAAAAAGGTGTTGGATAAATATCCAACAATACATGAAAACGATGGAATTTGGAGAAACTGATGACTCTATCTTCACGAGCAAAACTGTTGATAGATGCCGCCAACTTGATTGACGGAGACCGTGACGTTCAGTATGGTGCCCCCATTGACGACTTTTCTCTTACTGCATCTATGTGGGAAGCCTACTTACGCCGTATTGTTATCACACGAAACACTGGTGGAGAAGTGTTCCTTGACCCACACGATATTGCTGTCATGTTGATACTTGTAAAAGTATCTCGTTTAGCACAAACCCCTGAGAAACATGACCACTGGTTGGACATTGCTGGTTATGCAGGCTGTGGTTGGGAATGTATTGAGCAAACCTATTTGTCATGAGTGACACTGACGACTTGCGGAAAATGTATCTGTCTGCAATTGGCTACGTAGATACAAAAGAACTAATTGAAGAAAACACACGATTGAAGAATGAACTAGATGCTTTACAAAAACGCTTTGACAGAATACTATTTAGTATGCAGGATTCAATTGACAGTATCTTGCGAGTTGCCAGAGAGGGCAAATCGGACACATAATGAAACTACATCTATGGATGGAAGAAGCCCTTTGCAAAAGAATTGATAATTCTTTTTGGTATCCACCAGTAGATAGTCCAACCCCCGAAGCATACTATTCCATTGGACGTGAGTTGTGTCACCGTTGTCCTGTATGGGAAGATTGCTTAGAAACTGGCAAGAATGAAGTTTGGGGTATGTGGGGTGGTCTAACCCCTAATGAGCGTGCAGTGCGCTTCTCTAGTTCCTCAAAGCCTTCTGCTGTACGCCCACACGGTTCGTGGATGCGTTACAGGCAAGGTTGTGCCTGTTCTGATTGTGTTGATGCACACGATAAACCTACAAATAGTGTAAATATAAGCGTTTTACCTAAGTGGCATGAACCGATTGATGACCTAGAACTTTTACGGTTTAGCCTATTGCAAGACCCCACCATTGTAAAATAGATTACTAGAGACTCATACCAAGACTTTACCCCCAAGCACCTAGTGCTTACTTGGTATGGGTTTCTTTTTTTATTGTAGGAACATTGGAGAAAAATGGCTTATCGCTTTCTTACCGCATTTACTTTGTCAGTTACCACGTTGTTTGGTGTATCAACGACAGGGGGTGATGCGTCAGAAGCGAGTACAACAACTGTATACGTGGGAGTCTTTGATAACTTCCCTACAGTTAGCAAACAAGCCGTTCCTGATAAGGATGAATTGTTGTTGCAACAACAAGTACAGCAAAAGGCTGCTGGAGTAAAGTTTTGGGAAGCAGTTTCATGGTGTGAAACAAACCATGACTGGAAGAACAGTGGCTACTACGCAGGTGGTCTTGGGATTGCTCAATCCACTTGGAAGGGCTACGGTGGATGGGAGTTTGCTAAGACACCAAGGAAAGCCACAAAAACACAACAGATAATTGTTGCTAATCGTATTGGATTTTTAGGATACCAAACCACTAACGAGTACATTACGCTTGCTGACAAACTAAACAACAAACCATTCTTCCGTCCGTATTCTCGGAATAGGTCTTGGGGTAGAGGATGCGCTAACTGGAAAACTCGCAAACCTCACAAGGTGCAGTACACAGAACAAGACTGATACGCTACAATACAAATATGCCTCAAGAAACAAAGTACGTATGCACAGCCTGTGGGGTTAGCATGACCACTGGTATCAATTTGGTATCACCACCTGTACACAAGTGCTCTAAAAGAGCCAACCGACTGAGAGAATTGGAAACACAAAATGATACTAGGGATAGCAAGCGGAGACAGGGTTCCAGCGAAGAGGTCTGCTGACGGTCAAGAGCATTGGGGTGGTGCAGGTTGGGTTCGCCTAGGTCAGTACCTTCCCCTTCTTCAAGAACAGGGCATTACATCTGTCGTAGGCACTCTTGTGTGGAATCGTACACGCTTTTCTATTGACATAGGCAATGACACACAGAACCTTATTGACGTAGACGTTGTGTATATGCAGCGCATGATGCACGAAGGTTTGATACAGCACATAAGAAAAGCCCAAGAAGCAGGTCAAGTTATTTTGAATGACCTTGACGACTGGTACTGGGGATTGTCTCCTCAAAACAATGCTTTTCAGGCATCACATCCCAAAACAAGCCCTACTGAAAATGTAATACATTACAAAGCAATATTATCTTCAAGTAACGCTGTGACAGTATCTACGCCTTACCTTGCCGAGCGCATTTCTACCTTTGTGCGCTGTCCGATAACTGTTTTGCCTAACACCGTTGATGTAGGCAGGTTCACTGTTGTAGAGCACACAGACAGCCCTACACCAGTAGTTGGTTGGGTTGGGTCTACAAACCACAGGTCAAGTGACTTAGAGGTTCTGTCAGGGATTATCAAACCTCTGTATGAGCAAGGTAATATCAAATTACAACACAGTGGCTATCACAAGAACGCTCCAACAGTTGCAAGCAAGTGGGGACTTGATGACGACGCAGTTGTTGCTATCCCTGCGTGTGACCCACAGTCGTATCCATCTCTACTGACTATGGACATTGGTATTGCTCCGTTATCAGACGTGCCATTCAATCATGCTAAGTCTGATATAAAACTGCTGGAATACTCGTCAGCAGGAATACCTTGGGTTGCATCTGACCTACCCTCGTACTCATCCTTTGCTAAGGACTGTGGTGTGGGGCGTGTCGCTAAAAAGAACCGAGGCGACAACTGGGTAAAGCATCTGAATGCTTTGCGTGACCCTGATGTTCGTGCCACAGAAGGCAAACTCCTAAGAGAAGCCGTGTGGCAACGAGACATCCATGTGGGGGCTACTAAACTGGCAGACTATCTAAAGTCCCAGTTTCCCTAAACCGTTTGACAAAGGGCTTGCGTTGGTCAGGGGTAAGACCTGCCCAAATGCCAAACTGTTCGTTGTTACAAATAGCAAACTCAAAGCACTTGTCAATGACAGGGCAAGACTTGCAGGTTTCCAAGGCTAAGGTTTTGTATTCCTTGCGTCGGGTTGCTTCTAGATTGTTTGAGTTGTAACTAAAAAACACTTCTTTGGGAAGGGCTGAACAGGCTGAACTATCACGCCAGTCAGTACCCATAACGTGCTTCAGGATTGGAAAGGACAGCCCAATGATTGTGCCGTCCTCTCCAACCTTTGAGAGCCACTTATGCTCGCTCACACAAGCACCAGTTCGTTGATGACTTCAATAATCTTGCTGTCTGACTGCTGGATTTTGCCTGTGATTACGTTCATAGCGTTACGCTCTGCACGATTGTCATTCTTACCTGACACGTGGTGTGCGTAGGTGTTGAACGCTTGCAGAACACCGAGAGCAGAACCTGCCCAAGGTGACACCATTGGGTCATTGCGATACATCTGACGGATTGTCTCTTGCTTGTTCTCCATCTTGGAAATGGCTGATTGTGCTACTTCACCTGCGACACCGATAGGTACAAGGCGATTGACAATAGCGTCCCATTCACGGTCAGTTACGCTGATAGCACCAAGACGCTCAATCTCAGCCACAATGTCTTCACCCATTGCAAACACAATGTCCATGGCATCACGGATGCCCTGAATACGAGAACCACTGTGCTTGCTGTGGCGTGTGCGACTCTGTGCGCCATCCTCACGCAGACTTGCAAACAAGGTGTTGTCGCATACTGGTGCGTTATAGACCTGCTTGTAAGTGGTAGAAATAGTACCATTGTGAGAGGTTGTTGCAAGGATGTATGGGCGTACAGGGAAGCCTGCGTTGGTCTGAAGATTGTCAGGGCTGGCGATTGCCACCCATGCAATTGCTCCATCACGCAAACAGCCTGCTGAGTCCACACCCAGTACCTTGTCGTCAATGATGCTAGACACATTCTCAATCAACCATTGTTTGTACTGGTGGATTGCGTATGAGTCCTTGAACATACCCATTACGTGGTTGTTGTCATCACGCACAATGGCTTTACGGTCAGTCTGTTCAATGTAACGAATTACATTACCCTCTTCATCTCGGATACCTACGAACACTGGCTGTTCTACAGCAGTGAAGTTGAAAAGACGACGCTCAACATCTTCAATGGGGATTGCTCCGTCATAGTGGTTTGGCTCGTCACCTTGTAGGTCTGCACGATAATGCCATGCGTTGTATCCACGCTTAGCGACATTACCAATCAGTGTCATGGTATTGAGTGTTGTTCCTGTTTCTCTACTCATTTTATTCTTTCTTGTTGTGGGGGCTTGCGCCCCTGTACTTTTACATTATCGTATGAGGTCGCCCTCATCCAAATCCTAGACACCCATCATGTCTGAAAGCAATAGGGCAGTCACACTACCTGCTTCAGCGTTCATGTCCTCTGCCCACCCATCAAGGCAAGCAGAGATGGTTTCCTGTTTGTTATTGAGGATTTGCCACATACGCAGGTCAATCGTGGGCATCTCAGGGTCAATGGCTGTCAGCCACCAAGCCACTACTGGGTTTTTGACCCCATAACGCCACGCTCTATCTTCTGCCTGAGTGCCTGTCGCAGGCGACCACGGCATTTCCACCATAACCACATGGGAAGCACATTGTAGGTTCAGACCCACGCCAGCCGCCTCAAACTGTCCGATAAACAGACGAGCCTTACCTGACGTGAACTTCTGAACAGCCCTGTCCTTTGCCTCTGCTGTCATCCCACCAACGACAGAGACAACCTCTGTGTCGGCAAACTTCTCTTTGATGGCTTTGATGACCGTACTATGGTACGCAAAGGCTATGACCTGCTCGCCACTTTCCAGCAATGATTGGATGTGTGCCACAGCAGAGTCCACCTTAGCCTCGCCTAACAGTTGCCTAAGTTTATTTATTTCTGTGATGACAGGTGCTTTGCTGGCTGACAGAAATGCGTCATTGCCATAAGTCTCAAAGACCCAAGCGAGGAAGTCATCCTCAGCCTTGCGATACTTTTTCATCACAGACACAGGTAGTTCTACGTCCAACTGTGCTCTGCGCTTTGGTGGCAAGTCATCTAGAACATCCACTTTGCGAGTCCTGCTGTAGCAAGTGCCACGCAAGATTTGATTTAGTTCTGCGACATTGCTTGCCCCATTGACGTTAGGAAACCCATTGACCATTTG